GCGTAGGGAGGATTTCGGTACGTTTCACTTCCCGATACGTACCCACACCCGGTTCAGCACCGCTCCAGTGCGCCCACACCAAATACACCCGATAGGGCCGTAACCCAAATCGCGTGCATATCTGACGCAACCTATCTACGCGGTTACCAAACCGATTGATAAATGTGTTCTTGGCTTGTTGTGGAGTCAGAGGGGTAGGCTTGCGCATACCGCAAGTCTATCGCGACTATGCGTCAATTGCGAACTGCGACGTTGACTGAAGATCGGAAACGCTGGTCGTATGGGTTGGGTTCGATACCCAGTAGATTTCCCAACTCCCGTTGACGGAATCGGTATTCCTTGCGCAGCAATTGCATTTCCTCAGGATTCAGCTCAATCTCATCGACCTTCCGTACGGACAACAACTCCGTATCATCGACCATTTGAGCATCAATCAAATCGAGCTTAGCAATAATGCCCCGCACAATCGGTTCCGCATCCGGCAGAACCTTGTTCATGGCACCTTCGATCAAATACTGAGTCTCAACTGCCGCAGGGATGCCCAACGCGAAAGTAGAGACCTCAGACACATTGAGATATCCCATGTGGTGACGGATGCGCGCTTTCTCGTTGGGCGTAAACATCAGTACCTCTCTTCGTCGCCTTCTTTGAGTTCCCGCAGCTTGATGCCAGTCCGGACAAGGTCCTTGATGTCATAGTTGTTGCTGTCAATGATTTTGCCTTCCGGCAGACTGACTCTCAGCCCTTGTTGTTGAATCGAACCGGTCTTCAGCACAACGAACTTCCGTACAACAGGAGCGTTGGCTGGTGTTTGGTTCGGTTTGACCACTGAACCCCGAATAACTCCGGTGTCATCGAGCAATACATTCGGGCTCTGCCCGGCAGGAACATTGTCCAGCGTGAGCATCGCACCCCCGTAACTCGGGTTCTCACCTTGCATTTGGGGAGCAGTTTCTTGAGCGGGTAGCGGTTGACGTGCCATTTGTTAGCCTCCAGACAATGGGTTACAGATGCGAGATTACGACGTAATCCCACGGACCGCAACACGTGTTGCGGTAACGGCATCATAATGCCGTAGGAGGTACTGAGATGTAGTGGGGTGATGCGTAGGTAGGATTAGAGAGCGTGCTCAATCACAACGGCACGCTTGAAGCGCTCGGGCCCACCAGCACTGATGTCGCTGGGGACGGGGAACGATGTCGAACACGACCACGCCGCCGACACAATGTCCATCAGACGATCGATTGGAGAACGCAGAACCAACCGGATGCGCTCCAACGCGACTTGAATGCCATTGTTGGCAACGCTGAACTCTCCAACCTTACCGGTGACGCCGGCTTCGGTGATGTACTTCATTTCATCGAGGTAACGCTCGTAGATCGAACCACGCCCAGTGACGATGATGCGGCCGATATCCACACCGGATTCGTTCGTGGTCTCAGACCCAATACCTCGCGAGTAGAACGCATTGGTTCCAGTGGCCGTACGCGCGCCCGCGTTCAACGAATCAGGAACTTCGGTGTTCTCGTAGAACATTGTGCGGCCGATGATTCCGAGGAACCCTTCCTTGTATCGGATATGATCGGGGCACGCCGTGTGGAGACGCTGCCACGCTTGGTCGTTGTAGATTTGCGAGTTGGACAGCGGTCCAATGTGCGCGTGATACAGACCATCCGAATGCGGCGGAACGTTCTTCGATCGAAGGTAGTTCATCGCATTGATGATGAGTTGGAACACGAACGTATCGGAACTCGTAATGGCGTCGATGGATGCACCGCCACCAGCACGAATGATACGAGGAGCGTAGTCCGAAACAACCGCCGTACGTGCCGCGAAACCGGAAACCGGAATTGCCACGTCCAACACGATGCTTCCCGGTCCGTAGGGGTCAGTCGGATCGGTCGGAGTGAACCCAACCACGTTACGAGAAATGCGAGCGGACCCGATGCCAATCTTGATGGGCAATGGGCGAGTCGGACTCACGGTCTCGGGGCGCGTATTGGTGCCGAGAATGATGACGTCAGTGAAGCCGTTCAGCGATGCAACCGGAACCGTCAGGTCGCCAGAACTCACTGCTGCGGTCGTGAGGGTATGGCCGGACAGGTACGCCTTGAACAACTCATTGCGGGCAATGCGGTTGACCGACATACCGGCCTGAAGACCGAGCTGGTTGATGTTGCGAAGGAACTGATTGGCATTCGACACAACCGACGTGGGAGCGTGTGTATCGATTGCAGACGAGTAACGCGCAAGACGCGCAACCCACTGCTCATGATTCACCGTTTGCGGCGTAGGGTCCACACCCGCAACCATCGGTTCCGTGACCGGAGTCAGGAGACCGGGACGGGTCATGAACATTTCCGTACCGGTGTTCGCGGGCCACTCCTCTGCCATGGCCTCAGACCGGAATTGGAGTTTCGGGTACAACCCGTCATGGAACGTGCGCTCAAGTACGCCTTGCTGAACGAGGTCGAGAACGGCCGGGGGAATTCCTACGATAATGCCTGACATTTGGACTCTCCTTGAATCGGTGTGAGTGACGCTATGCGTGCTCCCGAACCGACCGTTGCCGCCGTCGTCGCGTGGTGGAGCATATCAACACTACGACGATATTCCGTCATAGGAACTTGTCAATCGTTGATTGTTGGGGAGTGCACCGCAACACGTATTGCGGTGAAGGAGGGATTAGTAATCCAAGCCATTGCGACGCTTGAAATCATCCCATTCCGCACGAGTCATTGAATTGGGTTGCCCAGGACGTGGGGTCTTCGCAAGTGCGGACTTGTCATCCGAATTTGGCTTGTTTGGGGCAGCCCCACTATTGATTGGACGAGGCTGCGGTTTATCCGACTTCTCGCCACTTGAGACGGCCAATGCAGGACGCCGTTTGACGTAATCCTTGAACCACGAATTGACACTCTCAGGCGTTAGTTGCTCCAACTCAGCTTCACTCAACTTCCCAAGGTGTCCCTGGAATAGCAGCACAGCATCCTCGATGTAGTCGGAATGAATGAACTTCTTTGCCACGTTCAGGACTTCCTGTTCGCCCCGGTTAGCTAGGTCATTCAGCTCACGTTCCTTCACCGAATTCTCAAGCTCAGCGAGTTGGAGTTTGGCTTCCTCGGCTTCCTTCTTCGCCCTTTCAACCTCATCCATTCTCGACTTCTTGATCTCATTGAGTTCCTTCAGCGCCGCTTGTGACTTCTCCCAGTCTTTCCGGATCTTCTGAACATCATCGGATTCAAACGTACCGCGCAGAACTGCTCGCTGGGCTTGCTTGAGACGCTTCTGAAACTGAGCGAACGTCATTGTGACGCGCTCATTCTCATCCACATCTACATCCTCGCCGTCATCGGCCTTCCGTTTGGTTTCTGGTTTGGTTTCGTCTGAGCCGGACTTGGTCTCTTTGGTATCCGACTTAGTCTCGCCTTGTTTGGTATCCGACTTAGTCTCCGAACCGTCCGCACTACCGCCCGAACCTTCGGTAACAACCGGGTTGACCAGAGATGAAATGAACTCGTTGGTATCTGTCGATTTAGTGGGCATGAGGGGCCTCCTGATTGAACTGACCTACAGCGGATTACAGAATGTTGCTCGTGGATGCCAATACGGCACCGGGTTCGCTCGCGTAGCCCTTGATATAGACAGCGTCTGCGCGAACGATGGAGTCTGCGGATGCGAAGTTGACTGCATTCTTGCTCGCAGCGAGTGCGACTTGTCCGGTCGTCACCGACGTACCGGGAGCCACAACCGTGAGGGCTACCGTGGCGCCTGCACTCGTGTACCCAACGGCAGAGATGAGGGTCAGTGCACCTGGAGCGGAGAACGTATTGGACACAACGGGCTTGGATGAGAGCGAGACCACTTCACCCAATACGGGCTCGTACTCCACATCAACTTCTGTCCACGCATCGGCCGATGCGAACAACACGTCACCCGTATGGGTCTGAGCAACCTGTCCGGCCGATGGAGTTGCCCCGACAGTCTGAATTGATTGTGCACCGGGAGTGCCCGTTCCCACACGTGCGTACACGCCAACAAGGCGCTGACACTTCATGATGTTGGGCAGAACCAACTTGTGTGAAGACAACGACGCTCGAATGACCTGACGTCGCAGTCCCGCCAACACGTTTCCGAACCCAATTGCCCTCAGCAGATCGGCGATGGTGTTCGGGTTGGCTTGATCAAAAGACTCTTTCACAGTGCTCATGTATCACCTCTGTCCTTGTGCGTAGAAATCGAGTGTTGCGGTGCCCTGTACTTCAACCAATGTGATTGGTTCGGAGTCAGACACTTCGAGAATTAGCAACCCACGAACATTCAGGGTTGCGGTTACGGGGTCCCCATTCACTTCTTGCGTAATTCGCACCGACAACTGCGAATCAGTACGCAGATAAATGAAATGAGCCTCAGTTACGGTGTCATTCGCCCCAATACCCGATAGGGTCTTCCAGGATGGGGATGGTGAATTGACCCTACGCGTCAACGTAGGTTCAGCGACTTGCCACGGTTTGGGATTAGGAGTCAGTACCAATGGGATGGTTGTTTGGGAAGCCGGAAACGTCCCTTCAGATGCGTTAGGGGGTCCCGCTTGTAGACTTCCGTCGAGACGAGTCTGGCCCATGATTGCTCCTTATCGGACGTTGAATGGTTTCTTCCCAACACCAATCGACCCGACACCTTCGTCAAACCCCGACTCCTTACCGGCTTCCAGGTCATCAAAGATGGATACCCCACCTTCGGCGGTGAACTTGCTGTTCACATCGGGTTCCTTCGTGGTGTCTCCGTCTTTCTGGACACATTGCGTATCCGCATCAGAGTGATTCGCTGTCCCCGTCTGTTGTCCCATTGCCATTGTCTTGCTCCTTGTTGTTTCGGCGGGTTTCCCAACCCTTATATGCGCGCTCAGACCTGGAGAGCTGAGTCAACACACGCTTGGAGATATTGGCAGCATCACCGCTGCCAGTCAATCGCCGCTTGACATTGGACATTGAGTCCAAGATGGACTGCTGTTCTTCCGATTGTTGTTTAGCGGCTCTCGACAAGTTATTGAGGGCTTCCTCCCTAGCCTTCTGAATTTTGCGAGCTAACGCTTTCAACGATTCAGACATTGTTGGCCTCTCCGCAACACGTGTTGCGGTTATAGTGAATCCGCAATATCGCTATGTTTCTCAGCCGCGTTATAGTGCCTCTTCATTTCAGACCCGTGCCGTTCTGCTAAGTCTTTTTTGCCTGCTCGCATTGCTTCGTTTCGCGCTTTACCGTGCATGGTTGATGCGTGCGAATGTGCATCAAATGCCCGATTATGATCGTCACGCGTTTTCGCCGAAGCTCCTACCTTATCAGCAGATTTACTGGCCTCTTCGGCACGAGCCGTGTGTGTCGACTTATCGCCTAATGATTGAATCTCCTTACGTTCTAAATCGGCGGCCTTTTCACTATGCTCTTCGTGAGCGCGTTTGTATTCACTGGCGGGTTGTCGTTCACGCGTTGCAACTTCACCCGCAGCTTTCGCTCGCGATGCCGCTTCGCGGTGCGATTGAGATGTATTCTCAGTGTTTGCGCGGGCACTCGCATCTTTGAATGCTTTGTCGTGCCCTTTCATTTTCGCGGATTGCCCTATATTTGCCAATCCGCGTTCAGCATTCGCACCACCCCTTTCCCCAAATGCTTTCATCTGTTTACCAAATGAACCAGAAGACCCTCCAGATCCCCCGGCAAATCGCCCCTTATCATCACGAGATTGTTCAGCCATCACTTCACCTTGAAAACGGTTGGCGTATCCACTTCAGGCCATTCGATGGCGGGTTCATGGTCGTCCCCAACCTCATCCATGAATGGCAATTTGGTTACCATCTCAGATGTCACACCTTCTGATTCGTATGCCTTCTTCTTGCTCTGACTGGTCAGATTTGGCGTCCCATTGGTCATGTTCTTCATAGGCATGTTGCAGTCCTTTCAATGTGATTCTACATCACTCACTAGCCGCTTCGAAATCGGATTGCATGTCGTCCGGAATACCAGTCCCAAACCATGTTAGGGGGACGGTTGTCATACGCGGGCGTGCGGGGGGTGATGGAGACTTGTTCTTCTTGCTCTTACATTGCTTCACAAACACCGCCTCATATTCCGCATCAGATACCGGTTTCAGGTCATCAGGAATTGGCATCACAACCCTGTGATAGATTACGGTTTCGCGGTCATTGGGGCGGTTAGGGGGAGTCATATAGGCTATGCGTTGGCCGTCTCGGGTTATCCACTCAAACGGCTCGCTCAACTTCCTAATTTGTCCATGCACCTGATATGAGTCCCATGCGGTACGGTCATCAAACCCCGCCACCAGAATCTTGACCATATCGCCTAGAATCTTATTGGCATCTTTAGCATTCTCCAATGCAGCTCTCGAATAGGCACCCATCACTTCAGTGCGCACTATCCGTTGAGCCCAATACATGGGTTGTGACTGTAGCCAAGTAGACTCCGCTATCAAGTCCTCGCGCATTTCCGCAAACGACTTACCGGTCACCATACCGACTCTCAACTTATCCTCAAATGCACCCACTACGGCGGTCCCATACCGCTCCATAATGGCATTCCCTACTGAGTCGGATTCTGGTGATTCCATTAGACGTCTAAGTATCGATGCATTCTTACCCACGGCATCCGGGTCGAACTGCATCGCAACCTCCAACGGCATGCCCCTAACCAACCCTTCAAACCGTGAGTCAATGGCACTTAGCGTCTTCAGACTGTTCTCTTGCGCCCTATCTGCCGCAATCTGCTTTGACTCACTCACGGCTGACGCAATATCCGGCTTCATGTTCCCAACCACAATATCAATCTGAATCATAGTTGCTTTCAGATGCATGGCTGTGAAGGTGTCGTCACCTAAGGCCGGATGCAGCTTACGCGTTCGATCCTTTAGGTCTTCACGCGCATCGTTCAAAGTCTTTTTGACCTTATCGATTCCGACTTTGCTCGCGTAATCGGTGGCTTGTCTCCGATTCAATAACTCGGCTTCCGCAACACGTGTTGCGGCCGCGCGCGAGTACACGACCGGGCGTTGCGCTCGCACTGTTTCGGATTCTACTTGGGGGCGTTTACGTTTGGGAGATGGATCGGCCATGCCGACAGGTTACTTCGATTCCGCATCGGGGGGAAATTGCTTCTCATCCGGAGGAGCATTAGGGGGTCCCTTTTGAGGGGGTCCCTTTTGAGGGGGTCCCTTTTGCGGAGGGCCATTACCACCGAACGGTGCTGGGGGTGGTTCGTTTGCAGACTTGATTCCAACCTGACCCTTCTCCGCGTTAGCGACTGCCGCAAGGATGTTTGCAGTCTTAGCCTTGAACAGCGCTACGGTCATGAAACCATCCGGATCCATCGAACCATCCGGCTTCACCATAGGTCCCAATCCTTGGCTCGCACGCGCCTCGTTTACGAGCACGATTGAAGCCACGTCGGTAGCAGTAATGTTGATACGGGGCATCTGTTGTAGAGGCTGCTGAGGAGCAGCAGGAGCCCCCGGCATTGCTGGGGGTTGTGGTTGCTGTGCTGCCGCCTCCTGAGATACCGGATCTTCAAGTTCTGGCGGTTCAGTTTCACCCCCTGCATTCATTGCCGCATCCATATCGGTCGCAATCTCCATTGCGGCTTGACGGGTAGCGTGTTCGTCATGTTTCAGATCCTCAAGCATCTTACTTGGGTCGCGAGACAATACCGCAGCAAAGACATCAATTGCGGTCTTCGTACCACAGAATGCTTTACCGCCCGTGGCCTGAACCAACGTAGTCGCAATCTTCTGATGGTCATCGGCAGTTGGTTTGAAATACGGTCCCCACACAAGTTCAATTTGGGAATTGCTCCCAGGATTGTGAGGTTCAAGTGTGATGGTTATTTCGTTGCTATCAGGGTCTTCGGATTCCGTCTCAACAACCTTGAGCGGTAGATTGACAATGCCCTGCACTAGTTCGGTCTTCACCTCACCAGTAGTCTCATCAACAATCTGCTCTTCATGAGGACTGTAGTATTTCTGAGCAACCATAAGCATCTGTCGAACCAACTCGTGCAGTGCTTTCCCATATTGCTCCCTCAAGATGTCAGTTTTCCCCAACATAAGGGCATAGATCATTTTGAGGGCAACTGCACTCGTACCGGCTGCCGCAATCTTATCGGGGTCCGGAATCACACACTCAGTCGTTTCGAGAATTTGTGTACGTAACTCCTTCACAAGCGACAGTCCGGCATTCACACTCGTACCCGCCAACTCCAAGTACGAGGCGTCTCCGTCTTTACCCGTAACAATCGCCTGGTCAGACCCCTTACGCACGAACGCGTAATCAATCGCTTCGGGGTCCATTTTGAGCTTGAGTGTGGGGTCGAGATTCAGAATCGTACCCCTGCATAACACACTCCACGCCATATCGAGGGAGTCTGATTGTTCCCACACTCCTTCACAGTCCGGCAACCCATCTTGGGAATCGTCCGTACCGGGTAAATTGCGAATCCAAATAAAGTGGCAGAAGCCGTCATCGTGGAGCTTAGTCCGCTCTTCGTCCACAACCCAATTCGGCTCCTCTGACCCCTTCACCTTGACATCTTGAAACACCACATCAGCCTGAGGAGTCCAATCACGCCTATACCAATACTCCTCTCGCACTTGTTGTTTCTTCTCAGGGTCCCATACGTCCTTTCGGTACTTGTAAACTTCAGTCACGTGATTGGGCACCCTGTTCACCCAATCGGCCCACTCGTGTACGTACAAGTTCTTACCGTTGTGCACGTCTACGAGCGGATTGCCATTTAGGTAACACCACGACAACCCCACCGTTCCCGCAGCCCCTCCGATGTTACGAGCCTGAATCATTTTGCTGGGCAACCCCGCAACTTTACTCAGCTCATCAACGAACGCATCAGCGTCCTTGTCGGAAGGTACATTGAAGTCCGGAAACCTACCTTCACCGAATGTCATCTTTGTGAAGGAGTTGACGATAATCCGCACTATGCGATACGGAACGCTCGGCCTGCGTTCCTGTAGGGGTACGTAGACCGATGTTGTGGTTGAGAGCAGTGGTTGGGCGTACCCAACCATACTCTTTATCAACCTCCCCGAAAAATCGTACCGCTTATGGTCGTGTTGTTTGCATTGGAAATACCGTTCCCAATACGTCATCTCCTTATACCGTTCAGTGTCCGCCAGCTTAGCGACCCTGAACGTTGCAGAGTTAGGGCTGAACCCATATGCGGATTGGTAGTCGATAGGCTCGTTCATCGCTTTATCCTATCTTGGAGACTGCCCCTCAACACACTAGGCATCTCCGGTTTAGTAACCATCTCCCGCCGTACCTCAGTCTCGGTTAGTGGACATCTCATGCTCAGTCCGTCTGTCGATATGATGGGAGGGTATGGCACAACTCGGTCATTGACAGAATTGCCATCGTTGCTCAGGGCTCTCAACTTCAGTGTGACTGATAGCTTCTCAAATCTTGCCGCAATCCATATCAACGCCTTATTGAACATCACTACCTCCGAGTCCTACTCATCGCTACCCACAAGCATTCTACGTCATACACCGAATGCGCGTGGAGTCCGAAACCATAGAACGCCGGAATGACTGGATTGATGTCGAATTCACCACCAATACATACGGGAGCTGTGCTTTGGAATTGATCGAACTTGATTGACGGGGTTGCATTCTGCGGATGCACCACGTTCAGCCCCCCTTGCAACATCGCATTCATGTTTACGTTCAGCCGTGATGTTGCAACGTTCCGAGGAACGATGCAGGCCACCCAATGAATACGACTTAGGCAATCCGCATACAGCATCGCCCCCACCTTCACTTGGAATTGAATTAGGGGTGTCCCTCGTCGACTACCGTTTGCCGAATAGGTACCATACTCAACCCTATTGAATGCCCCGATGGGGTTGCACATAGCAAACTCGTAATCATAGGGGAGCAGGATGGCGCCTTGCGCGCGTGCAATTGCCGCATACTCGGGCTCTAGGGCAAGCCCGATTGGGAATACATTTTCATGGTCCGGATTGGCTACGATACGCTCGATCATGGTGTGCCTCCTACCGCAACACGTGTTGCGGTGTGGACAGCATACATGACTCGATGAATTGGGGATAGCTAAGGAGATGTGAGAGGGAATGTGACTTCGCGGAATTTAGCGAAGTAATGGCACGCTCGTTCATACAATGCCTCATAGGCATCGTTGTTAGTCAGAATCACAGCCATCGCGGCTTCCCTGTACCGGTCCGACGCCGCAATGCATGCATCAGATGTCTTCTCAGCATCAGCCTTCTCACCAGCATCCTTTGCAACCCTAACCAATTCCCTACAGTGGTCATCCAATGGGGTGGTCATCTCATCCTCCTACGAAAGTTCGTTACGCCGATTGTGCACCACAACCAACGCGTTCGGGTATTGCTCAATCCGTTGTATGCATGTTCCGGCCGCACACGCCTCACAATCATCAGCCTTCGGAGACTTGTCACTGTAATGCACAATATACGGAATCACTCCGTGTAGCTTGCGCATATAGACCGGATACTTCTCATCGGTGAATACGAATGAGAACATCTTGGCCGTCTCGACTGTTGCGATTGTTGCCAATACGTCTTTGACCCACAACGGAGGATTCTGATTCATGTGGTCACCGGTTCATGTTCGCAAATCGGTTCGTGACCAAGATACCTTGAATCGTGGAAACTGAATCGGTCTTTCGACACCCGTATCGGATACCTCCGTACATTATGTGTCGATCTCCACGCCTCATATGTGGGTGCCAATGGGACAATCCACACGTACTCACTACCACTTACCACAATTTGAATCGGACTTAGCGACGCGTATTCGCTACCCAACTTCCACAACGCCCCTGGTGTCAACACAATGCGTACTCGCATCCTAACCTCGTAGTTTAGTTGGTTATGCCGCAACTAGGGGGATGTAGATTGAGGGGGAGGACCGTACAGTATCAAGTTCTGGGCATCTCGATTGCCACACAAGCCAGATCCAACCCTATGGGGGAAGTGATAGGCCGAACACATACACACCTGATAGCGCTTACTGCTACGTCGCTGCCAACGGCACAAGGGTCGACCTGGACGGCATTCCTTACAATGCGTGACGCCCCCGTACTCGTTGCCGTAGCACTTACTCATTTTCGTCGCGCGTCATAGATAGCGAATACTTGAATGGCAATGGGGCGACTCCCAATCTCCACCGTACCAACCTCAGTGTTGCTTCGTCGCTTAGGTCGTTGTCTGGAAGGAATGTGATGTCCAGCACTATGCGGCCGCGCATTGCCTTCTTGATATTGGTCGTTATTGTGGGAGGAACTTGGGGGCGTGAAGGGGTTGCCTGTTCTGGGATCTTATACCCCAATGGTGCGGCTTTGAATTCCGGTCCCCATTCCTTACGAACCTTCTCATTTGCCTCATACCAAGTATGGGCGGTCACTGTCGGTAGTCCAGATAGGGGCATCCCCGACGAATCCAGTACAGGCCACTTCGCATCACCTGCCGGTGGACAATACTTGTTATCAGATTCCATCTTAGCCTCTCCCTTTGCGGTAGAACTTACATCCTTCGGGGCATACGTTAGATGCGTGTGGTCTCTCCTTCACAACGCGAGACAGCCTCGCATTGTAGTGCATACAATCATAACGCCTATCACGTAGTAACCCAATTGGAGTGTTCAGACACGTCGACTCAATTAGGGTCTTCAGGGTCCGTTTCTTTACCCGATCGCGCTTCGCCCATTCGCGCTGGCGCGCACGTACGTGCTCCCTGTAGGTAGGATCAGTCTTGAATCGCAATGCTTTCTTGGCTTGTGTGTTTCGTTCTATGGCGCGTGCACGATCCGGATGAGCATTGCGGTACCGTTTCACATACACGTAACACATCTGTTTCCGCCGCTCAGCCTTGCACGAAGGACACAATGGTGGGCGCCTAACGTATCCGGCCTTCTTATAGTCGAACTTCCACCCGCATTGCTTGCACTTGCTCATTCGGTAACAGGACGGGCATACCCTCATAGGCTCATACTCACGCGCATACCGCTTAGTCACTGTCTCGTCCTTATGACACACATACTTGATTGGATATTTGGGATGTGGGTACCTCTCAAACCTAACCCCGCACACCCGACACTTACGCTTCTCCAAACATAGGGGGCAGAACGAAACGTGCGCATTACGTGTGATAGTTCGGGGCGAAGTCCCCCTTACGCGTACGCGCATCCGCACCTTATGAACTTGCCCATATAGGCTTTGTCGCTCATACGGGTTTCCACAATTGGCACATATGGATTCAACCCAATTACCCATTGATTTCACCTCCAAAGTAGTCTAATCCCAGCTTCGCCTCTATGCCGTGCGGCAAGTACGGATTGAACACCCTAGGATTGCAACCTACCGCCCAACACTTCTTCAGCCACTCACGCAACGTGATAGCGGTTGGTTTCAGCTTCAGAATCTCAACGTCCAACTTCGACTCAACCCCAACCATTACGTCGTACGACCGGTCTAGTTGGTTGCATATCACCTCAACCACTAACCAATCGCATATCTGTTTCAACTGCCACGCAACCAACGTTGCATATCCGGACGCGTAGGTAGCGGCTCCGAATCCCTGCGTCGAATAACTACTAACCGAAATCGAGTCATACATGAGCAGCAAACCAGGATTGTCCCCACACTTCAACTCGGCCAACTTTGCACATTCACACATCCATAGGTGTAGGGCCTTACGCCTACAGATGGCCCTATCGAACACCTTATTGGTCTTGATTGCCAACCCACGCATATGGTGAGCAATTTCGGGATGATCGGACTTATTGGCATCCCTGTACCGGATACCCAACTTCCCGCACAGTAGTTTCAACTCACCTTCAGCGGTTGCGCGTATGCCTGCCACCTCAAACGATGCTTCGTCCAACACTGCATCGTGCTCGCGTTTGGTGCTTTCGAACTCAGCCCTGTAGTCAATAACACGTGAGCGCATCACAACCTCCACGTGCGTTATGCCGCAACACGTGTTGCGGTAGGGGCCCGTACCTAGTACAACCCACTAATGAACGCAGCAATCCACCTTCTGGCCCTAGCAATAGCCGTCTACTTGGCGAGCATAGGACTACGTATGCCGCGCTCAAAGCACGGTATTGAACGTCCTAGTATGTTGACGGATTGTTGTGATCGGGGGAGGGAGTTTGGTACTAAGCGGTGGAGATGCCGAATTAGGTACGCTTCGACTTCCGCTTCTTCACAACCTCAATTCCCAACCGCTTAGCAAGTAGGTCCCCGCTCGGAATCCCGTCTTGCTTCTCCTCACCAACGAACGCCTTGAATGCATCCCTAAGTTCCTTCGACGTAAACTCAAGGTTTAGCTTGGGGACACCGGTTGTACGTTCAGGCGCCAACCCGTCCTCAGATTCCTTGTTGATGATTGCATTCAGCTCATCGGTGGACAACCCGCTGGGCGACAGATATGCAAGTGCATCCTTCGCAATGTTGTCCATTGCGGTCTCCACCTCACTGACCATCTGATTGATAAGCGTACCCAGCTTATCGGAATCCCACTCACCACTGATGCTGTTCAGACTGAGATTGAGATTCTTTACGTCAAAGTCCGACAACCCCTCAACGTATATGACTGGCACCTTGACGATGGGTGTGAATTCAATCTCCTTACCTTCAGCATTCTTGGGCGTAAACTTACCCGACGCCAACAACTCAAGCGCAGCAATGCGCTGATGCCCACCAATAATCTCCCCCGTCTCCTTCCGTACAACTACGTTCTCAACGAACCCGAACAATGCAATGTTCGTAGCTAGTCGCTCCAGCTTTGCCTTTGGCATCTTGCGAGGGTTGTAATCGGACTTCTTTAGGTCCTTATAGGGAACGTACTCAACCGGGTGCACCGTACCGGGTTTGACCGCAACACGTGTTGCGGTGCTTTGCAGTCTTCGTTTCATTTTGCCTCCTTCTCAGTGTTCCTAACAATGCTCTCAACTTCAGGACTGACTGACGGGTATTTCGGCAGCAATCCACATCTCATCCCACTACTAGCATCACATACCTTACAGGCTCCGAAATCACGCCGCTTGTTCTGAAGCATTGTACGCGCGGATTCGAATTCAGGGCCGTACCAAATATCGGCAGCAGACCTCTCGTTCAAATTGCCGCACGTATAGGCACCAGTCCAGTCTTCGCAACACAACCGCACATCCCCATTCCAATTCACACTCATCTCACGGAACGGTTTAGTGCATGTCTTCTGAAGTGGAGACTGGACCTTAGTTCCTAACGGGTTTGAACCGGAATGGTTGTGTAGTTTCCGTGAAGGGTGCTCACCATTACGAATCCCAATATCATCCATCACGCACAAGTATCCACGCACCTTACGGTGATGATTCATATACGGGTTCGGGGCATTACCCTTCACCACATCACCATAATAGTCTGAGACCAGAATGCCTCGCAGTATCTCCACACCCGCGCGTAGGCGCCCCCGCTCAGGCTCGTACGTATCGAGCATCACCATATCGATCCCAGCCTCGAATATCCGATTCAGCCCTCCCTGTAGGTCGTTCATAATCACACGCCCATTCGTGACTACCATCATCTCAACTTCAGGTAGGATTGTGCGGAACAATGAGACCATCGAATGGAATTGTGGATGCTGTAATGGCTCACCATGCATTGCGAAATGAATCTTGCACTTAGGAGCGATTGCCCCCAGCTCAATCGCTACTTTGGTTGCCGTCTCAACGGTCATGTACTTGTAATCACCTGGTCGTGTCCGTATAGCGTTTATGCCACAGAACGCGCACAACCTATTGCATCCCTCAACTAGTTCGACCTGCACAGTCCACGGCTGATTGGTTTGGTAAATCATGGTCTCTCGTAGTTTATGAGCCAACACCTGTGGAACGAATACGACAATGGCTTCTTTATTGCCGTCCACTCACTGAAGGACCCAATCACCCGCTGACACAATGACTCCCAACCAGCAAATTCCCGATGTAGCTCGGCAGTCACTACCTTCACGCAAGCGGGCATCCGATAACCATCCAAAAACTCAAGTTCCGCCCCCTCACAATCCACCTTGAGAAACGTCGGCCTGTACTGTTCAACCATCTCAAGGAATGAAACTTTGGGTACCTCGATCGATTGCCGCCTATTCACATGCACCATAGTGGTTGCTGACGTGGCATTACCGCTAGGCGATACACTCAACCTGACCGTCCCATTGGTTGCCCCTACTGCCACGTTATAGGCAATCGCATTCTTCCCCATCAGATTGGCACTCAACACACTGAATGCCCCTGGTTCTGGCTCAAACGCCACAACATGTTCAGCCCCTAACTTCAATGCCTTAGTACTGAACATGCCTATATTGCCACCTATATCCATCACGCGGTGCCCTGGTATTCTCGACTCCAAGCACCGGTAAACTGGAGCCCATTCCTTCAACACACCTATGTCGGGCCCCCAATCCCTCCTAACCAATACTCCATCGTATTCAATTAGGTCCCGTTCCTCAGCGCCTTTAGCCGATACCACTAACCCCTTCATTTCGACACCGATGCCCGCCCCTGATTGAGATACTTGGGGAGCTTCAACAGAATCTCATTGGGGCGTCTCGGGTTATCAACAATGCAGTCAGGCCAACGCGTCTTCAGATACGCGATGTTATCCTGCTCCAACTGAGGCGTTCTCACCTCTACGGCACCCCCCTTGTTCTTACGATGTAGGAATGTCATCAACACATCATCCCTACGGGCAACACACCCGAACGTGTAAATGTGCTGCATCGTATAGTCGTAGTCTTCCTTGAGGGTCATTTCTTCGGAGAACCTAAGCCCGCACGACGTATCGATTACGATGAAGTCCCCAACGATGAATGAGGACTTATGAATTGGGGCATCCACATTTGAATAGAACGGATTGGAAGTAGGGGCAGCCCCGCCCAACTTAGCCCCAACCGCCAGCATCCCTTCAATCACCATTCTGGTTACGGTTTGAAAGTCGGAGTCTTGAGCCGCTAGCTTCTTAGGTGTTGATACTGCAATCTGTACTTTGGTCAGATCGTCACTCAACTCCACACAATAATCAGCAGCCTTCGCGCCCGCATTGTCGATGATGGCATTACGACTACGGCACAAGGGACCACTCTCCACCACATGAACCGCCCCCGCTGCCTTGTATGCCTTACTCTCTCCAATTCCAACGAACCACGTTGCGTCGCCAACTAGCTCTCTCATCTTAGCAACATTGTCCGGGCGAGCATGACTGACAACCCCCACAAACACCTTCTTACCAATTCCGATATCGATCAGCATTATGGCCTCCTAATGGCTTGTTCTGCATACAGCATCGCAACGTCATTGCCGTGTGCGTGCATTATGCGTGTGCCCCCCTCAACTATTCCAGCGAAGTTCTTAGGATTGGTATTCAATACCTCAACCAACTCATCGGCATTGTTTACCATCACACAACTATCTCCGTCCCTAACCTCATCGGTTACCCCGGTTTCCCATGCCCTGTTCAGTACCAACGGGATGCCGGCATTCCACGCCTCAAAGAATGTGTACTGCGTGCCACCCCCGTCTCCCTGAATGTGAGTTAGGTCCACAGCATACTCAGCCCCACCAAACAACTCCACCGCAGCCCCCAACCTGTCGGGGAATTGCCCGTGATACCACTGCTTCCAATCAGGATGTTCCTTGCGTAGTTGGTGATATTCGTAAATACGATTCACCTCCCCGTATAGGTGGCATTGCTTCGATTCGCTCAACGCCTTGTTGGCGGTCACTATCCAGTGAGTGCGTTTCCTAAAGTCCACCCTTGCCAAGCATAAGGCTCTGTAGACCTTAGGCATCGGCACAGTAGGAGATGTGGCGTACGGGTGTGGAATGTACGTAGACTCCACACCTAACGCCTTTAGTCCCCTCACGTTGCGGTCCCGTATAACTATTGGGCGATACCGCAACCGTTTGAACAACTCCAACTCATCCGAATGAAACTCGGCGGGGTCATGCACCACCATTGGTACTCCGGCCCTTATCAGCGGTTCGGCATGCACAGCATACTTCTTCCAGAAGCAGTACGTGATTAGGGCAGGCTCATTGCCAACTAAGTTCAATGCGTACTCAAGCGGAACATTCCATATCTCAAGTCCATACGGAAACTTACTGGCCTTGATTTTGTCAGTGTCCGTAATGCGGCACAACCTAGGGGTGTGCCCTAGGTTGATAAGCGCATGGTACAGATGCAGGGTGAACGACGTACAACCGCCAAGCTGCGACGGAGGTACCAGAAAGAACAGGTTGATAATGCTCATCTGCCACTCCACCGCAACACGTGTTGCGGTCTAGGTTGGTTTCCTACCTACCCACTGATACACCACATCCCCGGCATCATTCACCCGTATGGGCTTCAGTTGGCCGTACGTGTAGCGGTGAGGGGACTTGCTGTTATTGGGGTCATTCCATTCCCCCTGTAGGGCGTCCTTCAACGTCTTATTGCGGTTGCGGCTACGCTCCAGGTTCGAGCACATGTACCCCTGAAAGTTACTATCCACAATATGCTCGGCCCAATCGAGCGATTCAGCCACATCCCCAAACGACACGAATCCCGTACGGGATGCCAATTGGATGCCGCGCGTGAGTGTACCGTAGTTGATAAAGGGCCCTTCAGCATTGCCTCCCAATTGGGTCTCATCATCCCAGTAAACCGCACAGCATGTAGTGCAGTTATTCCGCTCCTTGCCATGGAAGTCACTGATGGCAAACCGCATCCCCAACGACTTAGCGGTCGACTCCATGGCGTCGAAGTACGGATTCTTCACCTCAGGGTTTAGGCGCAAGTATCCGCTCTGGCCTGGTGAGTTCTTACGGTAGAAGTCAAAGATGTCAATGCCCGCCACCTCATTCATCGGCGCATACCGCTCTCGATTATGTTCCCCCCGTGCCTCAACGCAGAAGAACTCCGTACTCACACCTACTGCCCCACACGCGTGAGCACGCCTGATAAGTTCCACGCAGTCCTTAGGCGTAACGATGCCCGGTATGATGGGCCGTAACCGCAACGTCGTAATGAGGCCCATCTCGCGCGCAAGTACGCGCATAGCCTCAAACCTAGCTTCCGCATCAGGGCACCCTGCATCCACTACTGCCACCTTCACAGGGTCCTGAGTAATGATGCTTTGCTGGAACCGAAAGTTACTCTGCATCAGCACGCTACGCCATGGGTCTCGGGTCATCAACACACCCTTAGTACACAACACCGTCGGGTAGTTCATGGCGCGCAAGAACCGGAGCAGCTCCAACCCTACCTGATACCTCTCCTCATGGCCGTCGAACGGATCACATAGCCCTCCCCAATGGAAGGGGGCCCGCTTTGCCATGAGGTTCTGTATCATCGGCACAACACCCTTCTCACTGGTTGTGCGCTTCAGGAACAGGGACTTTACCCGTTCCACATCAACGCACGTAAGCGGGTAGTCGTATCGACTTAGACTCTTCTCCTTACTGCCCCCCATATTCACCGACTTAGTACTGAATGCGAAACAGTATGCGCACCTGAATTCGCAATAGCTGTACTGGTCAAACGTAAGGGGCAACCCACATTCATAAATCTCCCCACTAACGCGGGGGGACTTATAGGTCATGTCGATACTGGAGCCGTCCGGCATTACGCGTTTCATCATTACCCCTTTGGAATAGCGGTCGGATTGGCCTTGATGTACTTGGCGGCACTCAACAGCAACTTACTGTCAGACTCGAATTGCCGTTGAGCGTGCGCAAACACTTCACGCACCAAAGTCGCATCCTCATCTGAATCCATGTAGAAGACGACCGGAATGCGGGTGTTTGGTTGTACGCCCTTGATGCCGTCCACCTTAGTTGGAGGAGGTGGCGGTGGAGCAGGAGGGGGTGGCGGTGCAGGGGGAGGAGTTGCTGCCGATACTGCCGCACTTACGGTCTTATCCGTAGATGCAATGAGCTTGCTCACATAGTCATCCTCAAAGCCCAGCGACAGCGCTGCATCCGTCTCGCGTGCAACCTCTTTCAACAGGTCTCCAAGCATCGTACTGTCAAACTCACCACGTCGTTGATTGAGCTTGATGGTTAGCCGTTTTGCCTCCATCTCAGTGATGTTGTTCAGCACCACAATAGGAGCCTGTTTGAACCCACAAGCCTTCGCTGCCCGCCACCTATGCTCACCATCAATAATGACGTTGTGGGCAACTCCGTCCTTATCGGTACCCCACACCAGCAACGTCTGAGACGATAGCCAACCCTCCTCCATCAGTCCTTGTTTCAGACTATCCATCTTGCGGGTAGTCATCTTATTTGGGTTCCACTTGTTGGGCTTCAACGTATCGATGCCAACATGCTCAACGGTCCCGACGATTTGCTTATCAGACTTTGCCTTCTTCATTGTGCCTCCAATCCTTCCACACAACCCCAGTCCGCATCACATTCGGACCCATGGTTTTCACATACACCATTGACGCGCCTACTGCACTCCCCACACCGTACCAACTTACGCCCGTGCCACTCTGGCCTTGTGATTGCCAGCATCAGCATCATAGCCTCATACCGCAGAATGGATCGGTCTATGGGGTTTAGTTGTTGGTAATCCTTCCCGGCATTGCTTAGTGACCTAACTAGCTCCTCTGGTATAACGACCTTCCCGTCCTGTACCTCACACTTCTCCAATAGACGTTTCACCCACGCACACGCGCGAGCGTGTAAGTGTTCGGCCACTACTTCACTCGGAACGATCATACTGCACTTCATGGGGCCTCCTTATCTGCCGCAACACGTGTTGCGGTACCTAGTTCATCCAACCACGCCTCCACATCAGGAGGGCAATGCCTACGAAACTCCTTCAGACGGGCATGTAGCTTAGCCGTCTCCGCAGCATGACACTTCCAACACAACGTGCGAATGTTCTCCAACCCACAACCCCCGCCACCCTCCACAACCGTCTGAATATGATCGGCCTCCCACAGAGAGCGCTTCATCCACTTAGGACTACCCAACTCACGCATCCGAACCCTGTAGGGGTCTGAGTCGGGAATGCGCTTAGCTAGGGCATGACTGGCATGATACGTTCCTGCCCCTACTTGCCTCGCTAGGGCATCGTAGTAGAGTTTGGTTAGCTCGTTGTGTACTGCCTCTGTGTCGACCCCGCACAATGCGCACACGCCCCTGTCCCGTTCGAACGTTGCCCTACGTAGGCTCGTGGCATTGCTACGGATCATCCACTCTTCAACACATTCCTTTGAACACCAGTATCGTCGTTTCGGTGGGGTGGCCTTACCGCACCACGAACATATGCCGACACCCCTATATGGGAACTTAGTCAACCACCTAGGGGGGCTCATAGCTTTGGGGGTTGTAATTGGGAGGGGAGTTGTACGTATTGCAACTCAGCGCAGGTAGGTTCGGCCGTCACAACACTTATGGCTTCAGCTTCAGAGCTTGCCATAACGTAGCGGGTTAGGTTGCGCCCGTCAGTATGCCGATACCCCACCACATAGGATTGAATCTTTCCACCGCACATGTTGGCCTCGCGTGCTTCAAGTCAACCCCGAACGTCTCAGATGTTGAACTTGTAGTCAAGCGTAGGTCTATCACATCTCACATCCCTATGTTGCAAGTCCCTCAGTTTAGTTGCCCATGTGTAGCACAGGTGTTGGCGAATCTTAGGGTTGATACAAACGATAGCCGGTTTGGCCTTAGGCATCGGTAAGTATTCAATCCAAACCGATACAGGCATCTTGAATGTGCCTTTATCACACAATGCCTTATGAACGTCATCTATGCTCGATTCTGAAACTTTGAATACGGCGCACACCTCACCAGTCTCCGGATCTATCAATCCCATCTTCATCACACCCTCCTAGTCATCCGCATACTTGTCAGTATCGGCGTTAGTTACCCACTCCACCCCTTGATGCCAAAGTGTATCGCTATCAAGTGCGCCGGCATCCTTTGCCATCTGATGGGATACCTTATCAAGCTCACGTGCACGTTTGCGCTCCTCATCAGATGCTTCGAGATTGTAGTAGATGGCATCAGCTTCCCTTGAGAGCATGTACGATGCCGCGCACAGCATGACAGCCCTCGCGGTGTTCATGAAGCGTAGTCCTCAATGGTTGTCCCATTGCTGGCTTCACTGTATGGCACCTCCTCAATGGTTACCCGAAAGAACTTGTTTGACTCCCCCTCAGTACCCCTAACGGGACCGAAGTGTTTGGCGTCCTTCGGAGAATGGTAAATCGCAATCTCAGCGTTAGTGGACGTCAGTGTTGTTGAGGTTGCGTTCTCTCGCTCACGTTTCTCGAACACCGTTGCAATGAATTGGAGTTTCATAGTCATCCTATTAGATCGGTTATCTGCTCGTGGTCACATACCTTATCGGTCCCAATGTACTTGGACCCCGATAGGTCGAAGAATGAACGGCCTACTTTGAACGGGTGTTTGCGCCCCTCTACTCCATACTTAGGCACAACCCACACAAACAACCCATCAGCACATTCCCTCACTACCTGCACCGGATTCAGGGTATGGAACTCCTCAACCGTCCATACCGCCCCAACCACTACCTCCCTATCTAGTGCGGTTAGCTGTGCACTGGTTAGACGTTTACGGGCCATTGGAGATTCCCCAACAGGCTTCGTAGAACTCAATATGTGTGTACGAATTGCCCCGGTATCTGACGAATTCAAACCACGCCTCCAACGATATGGTGGCGCGCGAGTGTGCTTCTTGCAGCCGTCGCTCTTTGGCGCTATGTGCGCACATCCAATACATGTAGTGGACCATAGCCTTGTTCGTGACATACAACGGTCGTCGCATGAATGCCTCCTAACCTGTTATGCCGCAACACGTGTTGCGGTGCCTAGGTGTTAGTTTAGTTGGATTGGTGTCGGCCGTATAGGTGGGATTAGAGGGGGATTTTGGTAAGGTCCATGGGCTCAGCCACGGTATCCACAACCGTACATGTGTGTCGATAGTCCCCCGTATCGGTTCCAAACTTCAACTCAACACATTTGGAATCATCCAACAACCCTTCTCGTTCCATCATATCGATAGCAGCGTGCGCCGCTTCACTTCTCGTCCTACCGCGAGTCCCTATGTGGGGTCCGCTAAAGGATGGTTGCTTGTACCAGGGCTTCATTCCAATCAGCAGCTTCTCGATAGATGGGAATGTACCGGTGAATCGGAATGCCCTGTCGTCAATGTATACGACCGCCGGTACCTTCTTATTGGTGATGGTTGAGTTGTAGAGTTGTGGGGTTGCGCCGTTCCGTTTCAACCACTCAACAATGGCGGCCACCCCTTTAGGACTCTCGGCCCTTGTGGTGTGGATAACAACACGGCATTCCGTAACCACATCATTCAGCCATTCAATGGCCCCTGGTACGGGCGGATCCGGAATCCCATCCACACCCTTCCAACCACTAACGTAGGAATGGATTACGCCGTCGAAGTCCACCGCAATGGTAGGACCTAGGTCTAGCGGTCTATGCCCGTACGCGTGTTTGATGAGACGGATTGCCACATCAACCGCACCGTCCGACGTACTTGGCTCCCCCTCAACCTCTGCCATGATGCACTTAGCAAGGCGTCCAATCTGGTGCTCGAATGGTTCAGACGGTTCTCCGGGACGCTTGCGCACTGTAACGCGCACACGCGCCACCCCGTTCTGCAACGGTATGTCCACGCCGTCTCCGTCTTTGGATGTGAATTCTGCGAAGTTATCAGTTTCGCTAATCTCAAATGGACCAAACGTCTCGACTCTGTACTTACTCATATCAGCCTCCGATTGTTGTTGGCACTTATGCCGCACTTGCCCGCGTGCGCGCATTGCGTAGGCACCCAAGTACATTCCGCACTTAGGACATGTCGTGTAGAGGTCTCTGATCGTCAGAGTCATTACAACCTATAGATGATCCTAGGAATCAGCACCACTACGTCTTCCCGCGTCAGTATGCCGGCTCTGGATGGGTGTGGGTCATGAATGATAGTTAGACCATCGGCCACCACACTATGTAGAAAGTCCCCCCTAGGAGACTTGCCCGATAGGATGCATTCACCGAATGGCACCCAACCATTACCCAGCTCAATGGTAACCGCCCATAACCCTTTAGGCTTCAACCAATCCAAGAACCGCCTGAACCACATATTGGGCTTATCAGGCGGTTCATCCCCCATAAAGTACGGCACCTCATCAATGCTTAGGTGCAACAACGACGCAACACACGCTGAGAAGCAATTGCCTCCCGGTACCGTAAACACTGTCTGGTCTACAGGCTTCATATGCCAGTCCCTCCCATCTCCCTGAACAATTGCGACTTGAACCATACTGCGAACTTCAGAACATTGTTCGCATTCACCGACATCTGATTAGCAGTCTCTAATGTCCGGACAGCAGCCCTAATCTGCTCCACATCCATCGTTGTACCTTGATGCAGTTGCAGAACCTTACCGCCCCCCATCACAACCATTGACGTGTAGTCCTTACCGGATGCTAGGTCGATGCCAATTACCTTCTTACTCATAGAACCCCCTGTTGAGGAATAATGCCTCGTAGCCTAGCGCGTACCCCCATCCACAATAACCCAAGCATGTTGTCCCCCACCCAATGGTCTCCAACCAACTTCATGCCCCAGAACAAGTCATGTGGCTGCTTAGTAACGTCTTCAACAATTAGGCTGTCTCCGGTCTGGAGTAGCGCTACTGCTAGCTTGGGATTCTGAATCACCTTCTGCATCAACACCGTACGCATGTTCTCAATGTCACGCACGGTACGGGGTTCCACCACCATAAAGTAACCACCCCTAGATATCATCCCCCTCACTAGCATCTTAGCGGTCATGGGTGATGCAGCATCCCGTACCGTATTCCAATAGTTCTCATGCACCCGCATGGCTTGGAATGCATGTTCGGCGGTAGGCCAACACACCTCAAAGATGGTGACCGGATAGGCACTCATGTTACCGAGCCATCCGTAGGGTAATCGGGCCCTGGTGAATGCGATGATTGTGGGATCATTTACATACTTCAGCATCACTCCTCCTTACCCATTGCCTTCACAGGTTCTCGCTTTACGGCTTTGCGATTGCCCCTCACGTACACGTGCGGGCATCTCCAGAACCCGACCTTCTCAATGGCATCTTCGATAAGGTCGGACCCATCAAGCATAGCCAACAAGCGTGCAAACTCATCATCAGATAGGTGTGCTGAAATGAGCTGTGCAATGCGCCTGGCGAACCGCACATCAGACTTGAGTTGTTTTGAAGTACGCATAACCACCTCCGCAACACGGGTTGCGGTAAGTTATGCCGCAATGAGGTCTTGACGATCGAAATGCATACCCGACACGGGTTGCGGTAGGTTATACGACCCCCGCTTCCGCGTAGGATAGAGTGGTGGATTGAACGTTACCAAATACATCCCCTTATAGATCGATGCCAGTGTCCCAACCGCACCATCTACAATATTGGCAACATCAGCAACCCATTCTTCGCGGGCATGTAGTTTGATACGGACCTTGTCACCCACCTTCATAGGCCCTCTCCTCTCGTTCGGCCAA